AAGACATACATAGCACGAATAGATGACCACATATTTTACAGATGGGATATTAAATATGAATAAATATACAGTAGTCTACGTTGCTCATGGTAGATATGATTCAGTTCTAGATGAACCAAGAACTAGAGTTGAATATGTGCAAGGTAATACATTAGAAGAAGCTATAGATGCACATATAAAACATATGAAAGGTTGGGCAATACATGATATCATAGGAGAGGTAGTTTATCTAGATGGTCATATAAAACAACACGACATAGGACATGGTGTAGGTCATACTATGGGTCATACACACACAGATGTTATCATAACAGGTATAAATAATAGTAAAATTAAATTTGATAAAAATAAAAAGGAGTAGCAATATGAAAGATACAAAGAACCAATTCAGGGTAAACTTGGACAACAAAGATATACTAGTAACTGAGGAGCAACGTATGAGATTTCTACAGCTGCATAACAAATTAAAGGATGCAGTAGAGTATGCTTCAGAGTGTAAAGACTTACGGCTATCTGACTTAGCCGTGATGGAAGAATTAGTACATCACTTACATACATCGTTGAACTTTTCACCAACAAAAAATCCTAATACAGACCAACCAAATATTTATTCAGATTATGTATTGTCTTCAGATGAAACGGCTTGGGAACGTGTATACTAATCTTTGGACAAGAGCTGAAGTCGTTGCATTTTTGCAACACTCATATAGTAAATTTGACTATAGAAATGTGGGTGTTATTTCACAAATTGTGTACGAACTTCAGCCACCAAGACTAGAGTTCAAAGATATATTTGAATGGACTTGGGATGATGTAGATAGTAAGTGGAGTAAAGAACTGTTGCATACTATAGAACAACAGAGAGAAGACTTTGGCTTTCAAGAATACATTGCACCACAAATCAAACCATTTAAAGGTGAGTATATACCATACACAAAGTATAGATTTTCAAAAGTTGCACGAAGAATAATAGAAAGTGCAGACACACTTAGAAAAGATTTACGTATGAGGTACTTGCCTTTAAGTTAAAAATATGATATTAACTCTGTTAACAGAAAGGATGTTATCACATGGACATAAACAGTATATTAAGTGATATCGACTTAGACATAGGTACAACCAAGAGAATGGATTGTCCTTCTTGTAAAGGTAAAAATACTTTTACAGTATCTAATAATATGGGTTCTGTAATATTTAATTGTTACAAAGCTAGTTGTACAGTAAGTGGTACAAGAAGAGTAAGTCTTACTGTAGACCAAATAAAGAAGTCACGTAGTGATACCTCTGTAAAAGAAAAGAAGTTTGTACTACCTGAATATATAGTAAAAATTAATGAGGGTATATTTAAAAATCCTATTGGTGGTTTATCGTGGAAAGAAAAGATATGGAAAGACTACTGCTTACACGATATAAAAGAAGACAGAGCAGTATTCTTAATAAAAGATAGTGAGAAGGGTGTAATTGTAGATGCCGTAGGTGCTGCAACAGATAATCGCCTACCTAAATGGAAGAGGTATGGCAGTAGTAGACACCCTTTTGTAGCATGGAATGGTAAAGGAGGAGATGGTGGTGACAATAGCTGTGTCCTTGTTGAAGATTGTTATAGTGCTTGTACTGTAGCCAAGTATGGTATTACAGGGGTAGCATTACTAGGTACGAGCTTGTTAGATGAACATAAGAAGTTCTTGTGTCATAACTTTGATAAGGTTGTAGTTGCACTAGACCCTGATGCACTACAGAAAACATTACAGATAAGAAAAGAGTTGCAAAGTTGGGTTAATACAGCTATGGTACTGCGTATAACAGATGACTTAAAGTATGAAGAAGAGATTGATATTAATAACTTGAAGGAGATGATATGGAACTAGGATTAATAAGAAGTTTAATGGACAGAGAGTTCTACGAAGAGCATCGTGGAGCGAGATGTCCTAATAGATTGTTTAGTAAAGATGTAAGAAAGATAAAGGAAGTTATAGATAATGCTATGACTAAGTATGATAGGACTGTGACACCTGATGAGATTGAAGCTCTCTTTATGTCTAACAATCCATCTATGACTACAGCACAGAAGGGTGCATATAGTTCTTTGTTTCGCAACATCAAGAAGGAACAGAAGCTAGGTAGTGATATAGCTAAGGAAGTTTTATCTAAATTGTTTCAACAGATTATAGGAGAGGACATAGCAAACTTAGGGTTTGATTATGTAAATGGGTCTAAGAGTTCTTTAGAACCCCTGAGAGCTTTACTAGAGCAGTATGGAGATGACTTTACACCAAGTATGAATATACAATGGGATGACATCAGCATTGAAACACTCCTAGCTAAGAATGATTTAGAAGCACGATGGACATTTAATATACCATCTCTAACTAGAAAGGTAGAAGGTATTAATGCAGGACATCTAATTGAGATAGGTGCTAGACCTAATACAGGTAAGACATCTTTTCATGCTAGTCTAATAGCAGGTCCTGGTGGGTTTGCAGAGCAAGGTGCTAAGTGTATTGTCCTTTGTAATGAAGAAGGATATCACAGGGTAGGTGCAAGATATCTAACAGCAGGTACAGGTATGAATCTACATCAAGTAAAAGAAAACCCTGCTATAGCACAAGAGTCCTATGCTAGAATAAAAGATAACATACGAATAAAAGATTCGACAATGTTTGATATGGGTTGGGTTGAGTCAGCCGTTAAGTCAGCTAAACCTGATATAGTTGTATTAGATATGGGTGATAAGTTTGCTACCTATCAAGGCTTTGCTAGGGCAGATGAAGCACTAAAAGCCTGTGCCATACATGCAAGACAGATAGCAAAACAATATGAATGTGCTGTCTTGTATATGTCTCAGCTAAGTGCAGAAGCTGAAGGTAAGATAGTATTGAATCAAAGTATGATGGAAGGTAGTCGTACAGGTAAAGCTGCTGAAGCAGACTTGATGATACTCATTGCCAAGAACCCTCAAGTTGAAGGACAAGAAGAAGAGGATGCACAAAGACACTTAAACGTAGTTAAAAACAAACTATCAGGTTGGCACGGAAGTGTGCATTGTGAACTTGATTATAGATTAGCGAGGTATACAGCATGAAAAACTTTGATAAACTACACCCACCTACACTACAAGGATACTTTGAGAATAGGGCAAGGGTTACAATAAATGGTAAGAGAATGAGACTAGGCAATCCTAAACACCCCTTTCATCCTACATATATAAAGGAAGGAATGTGGAAAGCATTTGAAAAAATGGGCTTGACTAAGAAGAATAATTCAGATAAATTAGTAGAAATAAAAAAGCATATGTCTCATTCATTTAATGAGATAATTGATGGCTATATATACATAATGTCTAATCCTGCGTGGAAAGGATGGGTAAAGATAGGTATGGCTGTTGATGCAGAGGATAGACTGAAAGGGTATCAAACATCTTCTCCTCTTAGAGATTACAAGTTAGAGTTAGCTGTAGCTGTAGACAATAGAAGAGAAGCTGAAAGTATAGCACACGAAAAGGCTAGTTGGATAGCTCAAGAAGAAAGATGTGAATGGTTTAAGATGCCCTTAGATAGTGCGATTGAAATAGTTAGGAGTTTAAATAATGAAGTTAGTACTTGATGTAGAGAATACTGTAATTGAACGTGAGGGTAAGTTACACTTAGACCCCTTTGAACCTGATAATAGTTTGATTATGGTGGGTACATTATCAGAGGATGGAGAAGAGCATCTATTTAGAATGGATAAAGATGTATCCTACTTTGAAAAGATACAAGAGTTGCTAGATAAAACTACAGTTCTTATTGGACATAATATTGTTCACGATTTAATGTGGCTTTGGGAATCAAACTTTACCTATAGTGGTGCTGTGTTTGATACTATGTTAGGCGAGTATGTACTACAACGTGGACAGAAACAAGCATTGTCACTAGAGATGTGTGCTGAAAGATATAACTTAGATACAAAGAAGCAGGACACATTAAAAGAATACTTTAAACAAGGGTTGGGTGTAGATGAGATACCACCTGATGAATTGTCTTCTTATTTAAGTAGTGACTTACATGCTACACAGGAGTTATATAATGAGATTACTAATAAACTTTCTACCGAAGAATATAGTGGACTTAATAGCACAGTCACTCTTACTAATCGTGTTGCCCTTACTTTGGCTAATATATATAGAACTGGTTTTTGTGTGGATGTGGATACATTAAATAATGTTAAAAAAGAATTTACCACAGAGAAGAAAGAGATAGAAACATTTTTACAATCAGAGGTTCAAGACTTTATGGGTGATACACCTATCAATCTTAATAGTCCTGAACAATTATCTTGTTTAATTTATAGTAGAAAGCCGAAGGATAAACAGCAATGGACTGTTGAACTATCTCCACATATGCACATAGAAGAATACAAAAGAAAGGTAAAGGAGAATACCAACATACTATATAAAACTAAGGCGAAAAGGTGTCAACAATGTGATGGCAAGGGAAAGATACGAAAGATTAAAAAAGATGGCACACCCTTCTCTAAAGAGAATAGATGCCCTACTTGTAATACATTAGGATATTTATTTGTACCTACAAAAGAAATAGCAGGTATGAAGTTTACAGCACCAAACTCTAAATGGATTTCTGCTCATGGTTGGAGCACATCTAAGAGTAATCTAGAGCTACTTAAATCTATAGCTAGGCAGAAGAATATGCAGAAAGCTGAGACATTTCTAGCTAAGGTAATACGTCTGTCAGCTTTGGATAGTTATCTATCTTCTTTTATAGAAGGCATAGATAATAATTTAAAACAAGATAATTTATTACACGTAAGACTACTGCAACATAGGACAGCTACAGGTAGATTTAGTGGAGCAGACCCTAATATGCAGAATATGCCTAGAGGTGGTACGTTTCCTGTTAAGAAAGTATTTATTTCTAGGTGGAAAGGTGGCAAGATAATGGAAGCAGACTTTGCACAATTAGAGTTTAGGACTGCTGCATATTTGTCACAAGATGAAACAGCAATGAAGGAGATTAATAATGGTTTTGACGTACATAGTTACACTGCGAAAGTTATTACAGAGAGTGGTCAGAAGATTACTAGGCAAGAAGCGAAAGCCCACACATTCGCACCACTCTACGGAGCTACAGGGTTTGGGAGGTCACCTGCTGAAGCAACGTATTATAAACAGTTCACGCAAAAGTACAAAGGAATCGCATCTTGGCATGCCAGATTGGCTAAGGAAGCTGTAGATACACGCAAGATAACGACACCATCAGGTAGAGAGTTCTCGTTTCCTCTTGTAGAGAGAAGGTCAAATGGTTCTGTGACTTTCTTTACACAGATAAAGAACTTTCCTGTACAATCATTTGCAACAGCAGATATTGTACCTGTGGTATTGTTGGATATTGAAAAGCAACTAGATAAACTACAGTCATGCATTGTAAACACAGTACATGATAGTATCGTAATAGATATCCACCCCAACGAGGAGCAAGATGTAATTAATATTATTAAAAATACCAACAGTAATTTAAAAGATATTGTTGACAAACAATTTAATATTAATCTGAATGTTCCTTTAGAACTAGAAGCAAAAATAGGTTATAATTGGCTTGACACGAAGGACATTGCCTGATATAACTAGACATTCACAACAAAAGGAGTATATAAATATGCTAGATAATAATACAATTAATACAAATAACTTTTCTGCAATGGCTCAACAAATGGGTATGAATGCAGATATGACACAGAGCAAACAGACTGCTCAACTTGCTCGTCTAAAGATATCCCACTCCCCAATAATGGGAGAGATAGAAGTTAAGGGTAAGAAGACCCAAGCTGCTATAGTAAATGGTGGTGTCTTTAGAATTGATGACCTTCTAAATGAGAGGGTTTTATATTCGTCTGACGTTAAGATTAGACCTTATGTACAAAGGTTTATGTACAAGAAGTTTGTAAAGCCTGAAGGTGGTAAAGGCTTCTACGTTAAGACTGTTATGTCTGATAATCTTAATGTAGATTTGAAAGATAATATGGGTGGTTTTAACTGTGGTAAACCTACAGGTTACGTTAAGGACTATGCTTCTTTGCCTGATAAAACTAAAGCACTCTTAAAAAGTATTAAGAGAGTGAGAGTTTTAATTGGCACATTGTCTGCTAGTAATATAGTAGATGCTGATGGCAATGATGCAATGGAAATTGCTGACTTACCTTTTATATGGGAGATAGATAATAGAGATGCTTTCAAAGTTATGGGAGATGCTATATCTAAGATAGGTTCTATGAAACACCTTACTCTACAACACGAGATAAGTTTAGATAGTGAGGAAAGAAAGCTACCTAGTGGTAATACCTACTACATACCTATAGCTACTGTTAATAAAGATACTATAGAGATAGTAGATGCAGACCAAGATCACTTCTCTGACTTTATGCAGTGGATTGAAAACTATAACGTGTATATCTTTAATGCTTGGAAAGACAAAGCAGGTAATACTGAGGATGTAATAAGCAAAGAAGATGCAAAAGTTGTAGAAGAGTTTGTTAAAGTTACTGATGATGAGATACCTTTTTAATGAAAAAGAATAATCCTTTTAAGGTACACAACATTGACTATCTTTCACCTAGCAGTATGAATACCTACATAAGCGATATGCCTATGTGGGTAGCTAGGTATTTGTTTGGTGTTAAATCAGGTAGTGGAGCAGGTGCAGTCAGAGGTATTGTACAGGAAGCTGTGTTAGCTGATAAGTATGATACAGGTAAGTTTGATTTTGATTCACTTGATACAAAGTTTATGTCTATGTGTGAAGACTTTATGCTTAATCTAGAAGATGTTAAAGTAGAGAAAGAAAGGAAGACATTAGAAAAATTTGGTAAGGTTATTGATGAAAACTTTAATTACAAAAACCTAAAACAATATCAAGAAAGAGTTGAAGTTCAGCTAGAAGATATGCCCATACCTTTTATGGGGTATATAGACTTTAGATTTGCTAATACTATTGTAGATTTAAAAACAACTACACGAATGCCATCACAACCAAGTGAAGCACAGAAGAGACAGATGGCATTCTATTCTATGGCATACCCAAGTAATGGTGTAGATTTATTTTTTGCTACTCCAAAAGACTATAAGAAATTTACACTAAAAGATTTAGGCAGATACAAAAAACAACTTAAAAGAATAGCTTTTAGTATAGAAAAATTTCTATCCATTAGTGATGATAGATATGAGTTAGCTTCTCTTATATATCCAAACTTTGATTCGTGGACTTGGGGAAATACAATGAAAATAGAAGCAAAAAAAATATGGGCAGACTTATAATGTCAGCCTATAGTGCTAGAAGATTGGCACGTAAACATGGGTATAGGAGTGGTCTAGAGGATAATCTAGCCACCTATTTAAAAGAACATAAAGTAAAGTTTCTTTATGAGAAAGTTAAAATAGAGTGGGAAGACCTTGCATATCGCACCTATACCCCTGACTTTATATTACCTAATGGTATTATAATTGAAACTAAGGGTAGGTTCGTAGCAATAGATAGACGTAAACATATATGTATTAAACGACAGCACCCTGAACTAGATATACGATTTGTCTTTACAAATAGTAAAGCTAAGATACGTAAGGGAGCTAAATCTAACTACGCAGATTGGTGTATTAAGTACGGCTTTAGATACTACGATAGAATTATACCTGAAGATTGGCTAAAAGAAAAAAAGAAAAAGAAAATTAAACATAAAAGTTTTATAGCTTTTAAAGGAAAGAAAAGGAGAACAGCATGATTGATACAAAGATACTCAGAGAAGAAGACTTTCTTATACAAGTAACACCTCTACTAACACCTGATAATAATTGGGATGGTAATGTACTTATTAATATAGCTACGTCAGGTAAGAACCCATTAAATAAAAAAGATACTTCTGACTTATGGCATCTATGTAGAATGATGTGTAGTGTAATTCCTTTAATGCAAGAAGATTCTGAGCTTATGTATGTGCTTGATGAGTATGCTCACAACACAAAAGATATTGATGCAAATAAATCAAAAGATACCTTGACAATAGAAAGTAAACAAGGTAATGTAATCAAACTAAACTTTAATTCAAAGATAGGGGGTAATGCATAATGGCTGCAAGTATAAAAGAAATAATTGAGTTTGAAAAAGGTTCACCAAATGCTGATAATTACCAAAAGATTTTTGAGGAACAAAAAATGGTTGGTAGAGAATTAGTAGATGATATGGTAAATCATCCACCACACTATAACCAAAAAGGTATTGAGTGTATTGATGCTATAGAAGCTGCAACTAATGAAGGCTTTGAGTTTTATCTACAAGGAAACATAATTAAATATCTTTGGAGATATAAATATAAAAATGGTGTTGAAGATTTAAAGAAAGCACAATGGTACTTAACTAAATTAATAGGCATACAAAATGTTAATACAAGTTAAAATGTTTATCAGCCTAGACATTGACCCTGATGAGTACATGATGCCATCAGATGGAGATGTCACAGAGGAGTTTCAAGATGCTATGCGTGAATATATACACGATATAGATGGAGTAGATATTAAGAGTATAAGAGTAAGACAGGAGATAAAAAATGAACAATGAACATAAACTACCAACAGACTATCAAAATTTTATAGCACTATCTCGTTATGCTAGATGGCTAGAAGACGAAGGAAGAAGAGAAACGTGGACAGAAACTGTAGATAGATATGTACAGTATATGGTTAAACACGTTTCTAAAAAACATAAACTTGATTTGTCTTTAGACTTACAGAATAGAATGTTTGATAGCATTGTTAGTTTAAATGTAATGCCTAGTATGAGAGCTTTAATGACAGCAGGTAAAGCATTAGATAGATGTCATGTAGCAGGATATAATTGTTCTTATCTACCTGTCGATAGCCCACGTTCTTTTGATGAATGTATGTATATATTAATGTGTGGTACAGGTGTAGGTTTCTCTGTTGAAAGAGAGAATGTAGATAAGATGCCTATAGTTAATGAACATTTTGAAGATAGCACAACTACTATTAAAGTAGGTGACTCACGTTCAGGTTGGGCTAAAGCCTTACGTGAATTAATAGCTATGTTGTACGTAGGTCAAGTGCCTGAGTTTGATGTAGAAGATGTTAGACCTGCAGGTGCTAGGTTAAAAACATTTGGTGGTAGGGCATCAGGTCCTGAACCACTTGTAGATTTGTATCGGTTTTGTGTTGCGATATTTAAGGGTGCAGCAGGTAGAAGATTGTATCCTATTGAATGTCACGACATAATGTGTAAGATTGGTGAGGTAGTAGTCGTTGGTGGGGTAAGGCGATCTGCCCTCATCAGTCTTTCAAACTTAGGTGATGACCAAATGAGACACGCTAAGTCAGGTCAATGGTGGGAGAATGAAGGTCAACGTGCGTTAGCAAATAATAGTGTAGCTTACAAAGGTAAGATAACTATGGAAACATTTATGCGTGAATGGTTGGCTCTTGTAGAAAGTAAATCAGGAGAACGTGGTATCTTTAATAGAGACTCGGCTAAACAACAAGCAGGTAGAAGTGAAAGAAGAAATACTAACCATGCTTTTGGTTGTAATCCTTGTAGTGAAATTATACTTAGACCCTATCAGTTTTGTAATCTATCTGAAGTAGTTGTTAGAGCAGAAGATACTGAAGAAACGCTATTAGAAAAAGTTGAAATGGCTACAATACTAGGTACACTACAAGCTACTCTTACTGACTTTAAATATCTACGTAAGATATGGAAAGATAATACAGAAGAAGAAAGGTTATTAGGTGTATCACTGACAGGCATTATGGATAGTAAATTATTTAATAGCTACAACTCTATCTATATGGAAGATGGTCAGTATGTTTATGATGAAACATATGCAGGTGATATCTTAACTAAGTTAAAGGAGAAAGCAATTGAAACAAACAAGAAACTTGCAAAGCAATTGGGTATACCTCAATCAACTGCCATCACTTGTGTCAAACCTAGTGGTACAGTTTCTCAACTCGTGGATAGTGCAAGTGGCATACATAATAGATATAGCGAGTATTACATTCGTACTGTACGTGGTGACAACAAAGACCCTTTAACAGAGTTTATGAAGTCAGCAGGTATACCTAACGAACCTGATGTAATGAAGCCTGACAGCACTACAGTGTTTAGCTTTCCTATGAAAGCACCTGAAGGAGCAGATACAGACTTAGGAGCAATAGATCAGTTACGTACATGGGCTACCTTTCAAAAGTATTGGTGTGAACATAAACCATCTGTAACTATATCTGTTAAAGAAGATGATTGGTTGAAGGTTGGAGCGTGGGTGTATGAAAACTTTGATGATATATCAGGTATAAGTTTCTTACCACATAGTGACCATACATATGCACAAGCTCCCTATCAAGCGATTGATAAGAAGCAGTATAAAAAACTACTTAAAGAGATGCCTAGCAGTGTTGATTGGTATAAACTTGCAGAGTTTGAAAAAGGTATTGACAGCACAGCAGGAAGTAAAGAACTAGCTTGTACAGCAGGAGTGTGCGAGGTAGTAGATATTGTCGCAACGTAGAAAGGAGAAACAATATGAGAGAAATACTAATTGGAGCAGCACGTACCTACTATGTAGGTCTAATAAATAAACATATAGCTAACGTAGAAGTATTGCTTACAAATCCTACAGGTATAGGAGAGCATCAGGATATTCAAGCTGCTATAGAAGAAGAGCTTGGTAAGATTGCAGACTACAATGACAAGTTAGAGATGCTTATAAAGTATTTTACTAAACCTCAACAGAACGAAACTATAGAGGAGAAAAAGGACAATGTTAAAAAGACATGACCACAGGGGTAATCGTTTATCCAAATATGATGCACCTTTAAGAATACAATTTGAGAAGGGTGTGTTATCGTTTAGAAAGGGTAAGGTTAGAAGTCCTTACCCACTAAACACTATGCAACATCGTGAATGGGAGAGAGGATTTAATTCTGCTTACTTTGTAAATTTAAAAAGGGTTAATAAATATGAAGCTAGAGGAAGAGGTAAAAAAGTTTATGGATAATAAAAATAAAAGTATGATAACTGCAACAGCGTATCAAATGGGTGCTAAGAAAACTGCAATCTTTCCTGCTGACAAAGCCTTAGAGTATCTATCTCTAGGGTTGGTTGGTGAAGCAGGGGAAGTTGCTAACAAAGTCAAGAAGATTATACGTGATAAAAAAATTGATGTTGATATAGGTGGGGAAATAGG